AGTTATTCAATTAGTTGAAATATGAGAGATTATCACGATCCGGTATATAAACGTGTTAGATCAATAGTTTTAAAAAGAGATAAACACTGTTGTCAAATGCCGGATTGTAAATCTAAGAAAAGACTACACGTACACCACATAAAACCGTGGAGCAAAGCGTCCATGTTGCGTTTTGAGCCAACAAATTTAATTACCTTATGTCATAAATGCCACGAATCCATAAAGAACCAGGAACATATTTACGAAGTTCTGTTTATGGGTATCGTAAGACACAATGAAAATAATTCGTGATACACGAGAAAAAAATGGATGGGAATTCCCATTTCATGAAGTAGAAATGTTTTCTGAGAAACTAGACTGTGGAGATTATACCACAGAGCTACTTAGAGATTTTGTTGTCATAGAAAGAAAAGCAACAGCAACTGAAATAGCTAACAATCTAGGAAAGAAGACGGCAAAAGCAAGATTCTATCGTGAATTTGATAGAATGAAGGATTTGAGGAAAGCATATATTGTATGCGAATTTTCAGAGTCTGATGTGTATACATTCCCGCATAATTCTGGAATGTCTAAGGCTCAAATAGCAAAAGTAAGAATGAATGGTAATTACCTAAGAAAGTTAATGTCTCAGATAGAATATGACTATAATAACATAGAAGTTGTTTTTTGTTCCAATCGTGAAAATGCAGAGGAATTTACATATGATACCCTCAGTCAATGGGAGTCAGAAATTACCTAGAAGAAAAAATGATGCGTTAGAAGCAATACATAACAATTCAATAGATGTAAAGCGTCGTATTATTTATATTCATTCTAGCCTGGAGTATGAGGAATCTGGTGTTGATTTTAAAATGGCTGTTAATGTCATTAAGAATATAGATTATCTCAATAGCATTTCCAATCGTCCAATTACACTGAAGATGTTAAGTTATGGCGGATGTTGGAATTATGGCATGGCTATATATGACGCAATATCTAATTCAAGATCTCATGTTACATTTATATCCTATGCACATGCTAGATCTATGAGTTCTATTATACCGCAATCCGCAAACAAGAGACTTATCAGCAAGCACTGTGATTTTATGATTCATTATGGAACCTATGAAGATAGCGGTGATTTTAGACAAGTAGCAAATGGCCTGAAGTTCACAGAAAAACAAAATGATGTCATGCTTGAAATATATGCCTCACGATGCGTTAAAGGCCCATATTTCAAAGAAAAGGAAATGGATAAGAAGAAGACCTTCAACTTTTTAAAAAATAAAATTGAGAAGCTTACAGATTGGTGGATGACAGCAGAGGAAGCAGTATATTACGGATTTATGGATAAGGTTATATGAGCCAATCAGAAGCAATAAAAGAACTAAACAATGCATGGTTAAATCTCAATGTAGATGACAAATATGTTATCAATCCATTTGAGAGACTAAGAACCGATGATCCAGATGAATTCTACAAGCGACTTACATGCCTCTTTATAAATCCAGACTATTTCACTTTTGTATGTAAGCACGTATTAAACATTGACCTATTGCCCATGCAGGCTTTGATCCTGAAAGAGATGTGGAACAGAAAGTTCCCTATGCTTGTAGGGAGTCGAGGTCTTGGTAAGACATTTTTATTATCATTGTACTGTGTCTTACGTGCCATGTTGATTCCGAATAGAAAGATAGTCGTCGTTGGTGCCGCATTCAGACAGTCGAAGTATCTGCATGATTATATGGAGAATATCTGGAAGAATGCTCCTATTCTGAGGGATATATGCGACAGTAATAGCGGTCCTAGACGCGATGTAGACATGTGTAGATTAACAATCAATGGTAGTACCATTTCTGCCTTGCCCATCGGAGATGGTCAGAAAATCCGAGGACAGCGAGCAAACGATATTATTGCTGACGAGTTTGCGAGTATGTCACGAGAGATTTTCGAGAACGTAATCGCGGGGTTCGCGGCTGTTTCAGCTTCTCCCGTTGAAAACGTTAAAAGACTTGCGATGGAAGAGGAGGCCAAAAAACGTGGCATAGATACCTCATCACTTTACGAGAAAAAAGGAATTGATGAGACTAAAACAAATCAAATTATCCTATCAGGAACAGCATACTATGATTTTAACCATTTTGCAGAGTATTGGAAAAGATGGAAGACCATTATTGAAACCAAAGGAGATCTTAAAAACATATCTAATAACGTCTTTAATGGTGAAGATGTTCCTGCTTCTTTTAATTGGGATGATTATTCTATTATAAGAATACCAGTTGATTTAGTGCCAAGAGGTTTCATGGATGAAGGACAGATTGCCAGATCAAAAGCAACTGTACATAATGGCATTTTCTTAATGGAATTTGGTGCTGTATTTACCAAAGATAGTCAAGGATTTTTCAAGCGTAGCTTAATAGAGTCATGCGTTGGCACAGATATCAAGCCTGTAAAACTACAGAGCGGACCTGTGTATTTTGACCCTATGTTACGTGGCAGTAAAAACGGCAAATATCTAATAGCTATTGACCCAGCATCTGAGGTTGACAATTTTAGTATTGTAGTTTTAGAGCTACATCCAGATCATAGAAGAATAGTATATTGTTGGACCACAACTAGAAAAGAACATACAGAAAGAGTTAAAAGAGGATTGACTAAAGAAAATAACTTCTATAGTTACTGTGCTAGGAAGATTAGAGAATTAATGGATCTTTTCCCAATTGTTCATATAGCAATGGATGCTCAGGGCGGCGGCTATTCTGTAGCAGAAGCACTGCACGATTTTAATCAATTAAAAGAAGGCGAGACTCCTATTTGGCCCATAATAGATGAAGATAAGCCACAGCCATCTGATGATGAACAAGGACTACATATTTTAGAGATGTGCCAGTTCGCAAAGTATGATTGGTACTCCGATGCTAATCATGGACTAAGGAAAGACTTAGAAGATAAAGTTTTGCTATTCCCAAGATTTGATCCTATCACTATCGGTATTTCTATTGAAGAAGACAAGGTAAATAATAGATTGTATGACACATTAGAAGACTGTGTTATGGAAATAGAAGAATTAAAGAATGAGCTATCACTTATTGAAGTTACTGAAAGCGTAAATGGAAGAATGAGATGGGATACACCTGAAGTTAAAATTGGCGTTGGTAAGAAAAAAAGAATGAGGAAGGACCGTTATTCTTCTCTCTTGATGGCAAATATGTCTGCTAGAAGTATAAACTTTGAAGAAAAACAATCTGTATATAAGGCTTATGGCGGTTTTGCCGCTGTTGATAATACTAAAAAGTTTGAACGAGCCACTTTCTCTGGACCAAATTGGTTTACTTCACAAATGAATGACATTTATTAGAATTTCTGGAGTATAATAGATTAGTCTGATTGTTATTCAATTGTAAATAAACTACATACAGATTAAGAGGATAAAAATGGCACCAGAAAATAAAGTATCTAAGGAAGAAAAAAATCCATACATATTCTGGACATCAGCAGAAGATCAAGGGGAAGCTTTTGATAAAACCGCTGGTAACGTAGATAGTTATGATGGAATCATGAGTTCAACTGCAAGTCGCAGATCATATATTGATATTGAACCAAACATTTCTGTTAGAACTGATTTTCTGAAGGACGATTATTACAGGTTCCGTCCATTTGAGGAACCCGCTAGTAATTTTAAGCAAGCTATGTCAATGTGCATGAAAGCATATGATAGAGTTGGCATAGTAAAGAATGTGATAGATCTTATGGGAGATTTTGCATCACAGGGAATAAGTCTTAATCATCCAAACAAACAGGTTGAGCAATTCTATCGCAAGTGGTGGAATATGATTGGTGGTGGAGAAAGATCAGAAAGATTTTTAAACATGCTCTATCGCTGCGGTAATGTTGTCATTCATAAAAGATATGGCAAAATAAATAAAAAGCAACAGCGAGAAATGTCAAAGGCTCAAGAGGATCTTATTAATTTTGTGGAACAGAATGTTACCAAGAAACATATACCTCTTAGGTATGATTTTTTAAATCCAATTCAAATTGAAGTTGATGGTGGATATGCTGGTGCTTTTAGCGGGGAGAAAGTCTTCAAGATGAAGATTACCCATTCTGTAAGAAAGTCATTTGAAAAGAATACTCAATATGCAGATAAACTACCAAGTCCTATCAAGGACGCCTTAAAGAATCAGAAAAATTATATCACTCTAGATCCAAATGCTACAGAAGTATTTTATTACAAGAAAGACGATTGGGAATTATGGGCCAATCCTATGGTTAATGCAATCATAGATGATATTATGATGCTTGAAAAGATGAAGCTTGCAGACATGTCAGCATTAGATGGTGCTATTTCAAACATCAGACTGTGGAGACTTGGCAATCTTGAGCATAAGATTCTACCAAACAAGGGTGCTATTGACAAGCTTAGAAATATTCTTGCAAGTAATGTTGGCGGCGGTACTATGGATTTAGTTTGGGGTCCAGAAATTGACTTCAAAGAAAGTAATACTCAGATTTACAAATTCTTAGGTGCTGAAAAATACCAGCCAGTTCTTAACAGTATCTATGCAGGTCTTGGTATTCCTCCTACGCTAACTGGATTAGCTGGACAGTCTGGCGGGTTTACAAATAACTTTATATCTTTGAAGACATTAATAGAGAGACTAGAGTACGGAAGAGATCTACTACAAAGATTCTGGGAGAAAGAAATAGTGTACATACAAAAGGCTATGGGGTTCAAAACTCCAGCAACCTTACACTTTGAACATATGATCTTATCTGATGAAGCCGCTGAAAAGAATTTATTAATACAACTCGCTGATAGAGATATAATTTCTGTTGAGACACTGAGAGATCGTTTTGGTGAGCTTCATGATATTGAAGACTCAAGAATTAAGACTGAAGGTAGAAAAAGAAATAGAAGACAAATGCCATCTAAAGCTGATCCATTCCATAATGGCAATATTGATTCTGAGTACAGAAAGATTGCTTTACAAAAGGGCGAGATTGGTATTGATGATGTTACTACATTAAAACCAAAAGAACCTGAAGTTGTGGATAATCCGCAAACACCAGACCAACAAAACAAAGAAGAACAACAGCCTAAAGAAAATGGAAGACCTCCGTTTACAAAGGATTCAGAACCACGTAAACAAAAGAGAGTATTACCAAAGAGTAAGCCAGCAGTATCTTCAGTAATGGTATGGAGCAATGAAGCTCAAAAAATTATTTCAAATATTGTTAATCCGGCGATGTTAAACTACTATAATAAGAATAATCTAAGAGAGTTAACAAAGGCGGAATTAGTTGATCTTGAGGATGTTAAGTTTAAAGTCCTTTGTAATCTTCAACCATATGAAGAAATTAATGAGGAAAAAATAGCTTTAATTATGGAAAATAATCCTACACTAAGTGAATCTCAAAAAACGCTTAAAACACAGTTAAAGGCCGAGTTTATTGAGCAAAATAATAAATCGCCTTCTGTAGATGAAATGCGTCAAATTAATAATTTAGTCTATTCATTTGATTTTTTTGACTAGAAATAACATAAATAGATTTTTTTGGCGTATTTAAAAATATAGAAAGGCTCTAATATATGAATATATACAAATACGAAATTGAAGACGGCATTGGTGATGCTATAGAGAAAGACAATTCTATTGCATTTACTTGCGATATTTTAGAGCAAAAAAAATTCAATCCAAATGAAGAAGAAATAAAGCGGTCTTTTGCTTTCTTAGGCGAAGGACAGGAAAAACAAAAAGATCTTTATTATCTTAATTCTATTCTAGTTTCAGCTGGATGGAATAAAAACGATGATGTATTTGGTGTTGAACAATTATGGGATGCAAGAAATACACCCGTAAATAAACAGTTTAATTACATGCATGATGATACTGATATTATTGGTCATATTACTGGCTCAATGATTGTTGATCATGACGGTAAAAGAATTGATAGATCTTCAGCTGAAGAAGAACTACCAGAAAAAATTGACATCATAACAAGTGCAGTCATTTATAAAACTTGGTCAGATCCACAAATGAGAGATCGTATTGAGGAACTTACTCAAGAAATAGATGAAGGTAAATGGTCTGTTTCAATGGAATGCATTTTCAATAGTTTTGATTATGCAATCGTTGGTCCAGATCAAGCTCAAAAAGTATTAGCTAGAACTGAAGAGTCTTCATTTTTAACTAAGCACTTGAGAGCATATGGTGGCACTGGTGAATATAATGGTTACAAGATAGGAAGACTTTTAAAAGGCTTTTATTTCTCTGGGAAAGGTTTAGTGTCAAAGCCAGCCAATCCAAGGAGTATAATTCTTAGCAAAGAAGTCGATCCTTTTAATAGTAAGGCAAATACTATAACGTTTAATAACTTTTTAACTGCTATGGAGAATCATAACATGAGTGATAATACCAAGCAGATTGAAGATTTACAGGCTGAATTGGAGTCCGTTAAGGCTGAATTTGAGACTGAAAAATCTACAATCGAAACACAACACGCTGATAAGTTAGCAGAAGTTACTTCCGCTAATGAATCCGTCCTCGCTGAAAAGGATCAGCTTATTGCATCTCTTGAAGCCAAGGTACAAGAATTAGAAGATTCTATTGCCGGTATGAATGGCGACAAGGAAAAGATGATGAAAGAAGCTGAAGCCTTTAAAAAGGGAATGGATGAAAAAGAAGAAGAACTAAAGAAAATGAAAGAACAGTACGCTGGCATGATGAAAGAAATGAAAGGCATGAAGCGTATGGCGTCTCTCGTTGAAGCTGGTGCTGATGAAGACACAGCAGCCAAGATCATTGAAGATTTTGCAGAAGCAAATGATGAAATGTTTGGTGCAGTTGTTGCTCTTTTAGCTGATAAAACACCAGCACCACAGCCGGAACCGGAACCACAACCGGAACCACAACCGGAACCACAACCGGAACCTGCTCCTGTTGATTTTGGATCAGAGGATGCAGAAGATGATGGCGAAGAAG